GCAGTAAACGTCACCGTGTTGCCCATCTTGGTGAAAGCCTGAACGCCCATCTTATCGGCCCTTCTTGTCCAGCACCGACCATGCAACGCCGGCCAGCGTAGTGGCAGCACCCACCGCGGTGTTTAGCGTGTCGGTGTCCACATAGCCCTTAGCCACAAAAAAGCCGCCCAGCACGGTCAGCACATGCCGGATGATGCCAAGCCACATATCGTTGTTCATGTCAGCCTCCTATTTGTCTGCTTTGCGGTCTAGCTTGTCGAATATCTGCTTTACCATGTTTTTAATCTCAACGATGTCTTGCCGGTAGTCATCTTTGGCAACGTAGTTGACGTGCAACTCGCGTTCCAACTCCTTCAGGTCGTCTCGCAGTTCCTGAACGGCATCCCAGACCACTTTTACAAACCAGCCAATGCCAGCCCCTGATGCAGCCACGGCTATGTTGTAAATGTTCTGGTCCATCCTAGGACGCCGGCGCTATGACGAGTTTACCTTCCGCCACCAGCACCATCATGTTGGCGTAGTCAGTGTTGGCCGGGTCAATAGGCACAAACGAAAACACGCCATCAATATCCACACGGATTCCTGCAGGGGATTGAGTTTCGGAATTATAGTATTGAGCGTTGGTATACATGTTTTATAACTCCGCCGTTAAAGTGCCGCTAGAAAGGCGAGCCGCACTAGACGCATCAGATGCCGTTCCCACAATTCTCGCGGAGGTTGTGTTAACGTAAGTTGTTGATGTGGAGGTAACAAAATTATACGTTCCGCCAATAGTTGGAGTCGCTCTCATTTCTTGCTTGAAAAACCAAACAACTTGAGACGCGGCGCTTGGTGCTAATATTCCAACGGCGCTAAAATACAAATCGTTGCCGGCGTTTGAATAATAATACCGCTGGCACAGCCCAATCGTTTCGCCAATTGGCAGCCGCTCAAACGGCGTGGCGGAACTGCCCGCTTCAAGTTGCACGTTGCCAATAGTCCAAGTGCCGGAAGTCTGAGCGCCCACCGTCAGCACAATCTCGATGCCGGTTGTAGCCGCGCTTGGGATGCTGATGGACGCCGTGTAATTGGTCACAGTGCTGGTCACGGTAAACGTGCCAGTGGCAATTGACGTGCGCGTGGGGCTTGCCAGCGTTCCAAAAGAATCGGCGGTGGTGGCGTAGTAGGCCGTCCATGTCACCGTGGTCAGCAGCGAGTTAGCCAGATCAACGCTGAAATATGCGGTGCCGTTGTTTAGATCATAGCTGTTTGCAGCCTCAATCCGCTGCCCAAAACCGATAGCCGTAACGCTCGCAGCGCCCGTAAACTGATAGCGGTACTGATTGATGCTAGATCCGGCAACGCGCGCACCAGTCACGTTAGCGCCAGTGCAATACCCGTAGAAACGATCCACGCTGTATGCCAAGGCCGCAGCAGCAGTGAACGTTTGAGACGCGCCGCTATTGCGCTGGTCGACAGCCATACCGCCATTGATGATGCGGTTGCGCCTGTAGCCGTTGGTGGGTGCCGTCACAGTGCCGCTCAGCGTCACGTTAGCAATGCTGCCGCCAGTGATCGACACGTTAGCCAGGCTGTTGGTGCCGTTGCCGATGCCGTTGATGCCGTTCACCACAGTCGTGAAGTTGTTATCCAACTGCGACAAGGGGATGGCGCTGGTAGCGCCGGCAAACGTGTTGGGGATCGTGATTGGCAGTGCCATTAGAACCTAGCCCTCATTTCGTATTCGAGTTCCAGCGTGTTCAACGTGTAAATGCCAGTAGCAGACGTTAACGTCAAACCCAAATATTTTCCGTACTGCTGAGCATCGCCCTTATAAAGTTGATACCCGTTGTTGAACCAACTGATAACGGTGGAACTGTTGTTTGTCCACGTTATCGTGGTTCCAGCGTTGTTAACCCACGTCACATAAGACGCCAGCGTGGTGCCTGGGTTGGATGCGGTCGAACTGCGCGTCTCACTGTCGATAGCCACCGTGACGTTGCCAAGCACCGAGGACGTGGTTTCCACGCCAAACTTCAACGCCTGCTTGTCCCTGATGGGGTCGGTCAACGGCCACAGCGCGCTGCGGATAATGACGTCAGCGCCCACGGTGCTGCTGTTGTACAGCTTGTACAGGCCCGTGGTGGTGGCGCCGTACATTGTAATGACGCCGCTTGACGGCACGCTGGTCACATAGTTGAGCGCGCCCTGAGACGTGAAGAACCACCGCTTGTCAAAAAACACGGCCTGAATTTGCCGCGCGCTGGTCAGCGGATCATTGTATGTAAAAGACCAAGCAGCGCACAGAATGTTGTTCAGCAACACCTGGCCGCCGCTCACCGGCTGAGTAAAATCAATTAATGGAAATATACCATCTAACTGCGTGCTGAGTTTACTTGTGGTTGAACCAACCAACGCATAAACGCCGTAATCATTCATAAACAACACTGACCGGAAGTACGGATAGATAGTCATGTTGCGCTTAGTGCCGACCGAGGCGCTGGCATTGGTGTTGGTGAAAATGGTAGTGCCGTTTGTTTGTACACGAACGTCCGAGAAGACGTTGATGCTGTCGTCGCCAAACACATACAGGAAGTTGTTGGCTGGCAGCAGCGCCGTGATGTTATTGTGTAACGTCTCGTCCGTCAGCAGGATGTTGCCGGCGCTGACGCTTACAAAGTCGTTATACTTGCCCGCTGCCGAATAGTAGACAGTTCGCCCCTGCGCCACCCAGACCCGCCCCGAAAACGTAGAGACATCCACGCTCTGGTCCGTACTAGCCACACCCTGCGCAATGGCCGCTCCTGTGCTGAACGAGACTGACGGCGCAGAGGTGTACCCCGTGCCGTTGTTGGTCATGATAATAGCAATGACGGCGCCACCAGAAATGATAGCCGTGCCCGCAGCGCCTGCACCACCGCCACCGCTAAAGGTAACGCCTGGCGCGCTGGAATAGCCCGTACCGCCGCTCAGGATGGTCGCAGCAGCCGTTCCCTTGGCGAAGCTAAGGGTACTGACCACCGCCGCCGCGCTGGCGCCTCCACCGCCCGTAAACGTGATGCTGGGAGGTGAGGTGTAACCCGATCCCGTCTCCGTAAACAGCAGCCCGCTTACAGAACCTGCCGTCACCAACGCCGTGGCAACAGCCTGCACACCGCCCGTCTCATTGGGCGCTCCAATCGCTACAGAAGGCGCGGAGGTGTAGCCCGTTCCGGCGTTGGTAATACCGTAAGCCGAGATAGAGCCGATTGACACCACATTGGTGGCATCCCAGGTGAACAGCCCCTTGTCGGTATCAATAATAAGAATGCGCTCGTTCTTCCACTGCGCAATCCGAACACCAGACCCCGAAAACTTGCCCGCAGAAGCCAGCACACCGCCCGCGCCCGTATCAACGCGGAAGTAATCAGCCCCGCCATTGGCAAAAAAGCCAACCACATAATCTACGTTCTTGATGCTGCAACTGTACATTGCCGTAGGCGTGCCGTTCCACGCATACAAATTGGCAGACTGCACGCCTAGCGTCTTGATGTTGCCAAAACCAATAGGCTGCGCATTCTCTAGCCAAGCAAACTCATCATTATCAATGGCCGTGCGGTTAGCCTGGGTATTTACACCCTTGAAGTTCTTGACGACCTGATAGGATTTTCTCTGCTCTGCCGCGGGCATATCAGTACGGCGTGCTGTAAGGATCAGGCATCCTGCGCGTGAACGAAGTGTTAATCACGGACATGGCCTTAGCCTTGTACTGGTTTAGGAAGATCTCAGCCTCACCATAAGACTGCTCCTTAAACTTGGCCGTGTGGCAGGCGTAGTAGGCCACAGGGTCAGTCCATGGGCTAATGATGGGGTCCACGTCAGACGTGTTCACCAGCGGCGTGGGCAGGATGATGGTGTCCAGTTCCATTGCGTAAACCTGGTCAGGCACGGGCGCTAGGTAAAATGCCTGCTGCCCATACACAGTAAACGCAATAGGCCGGCCATAGTAGTTCTGCCAGAACCGCAACTCGGCGTTAAACTGGGTCCAAGGCAGGTAGCGCAGCGGTATGCGCGTGTTGCCCCAGTACAAATTGATGTTCAGGATGTCCATCGTCTGAATGCCGCTCGGAAGCGCGCTAAACTGATAGACTTCTTGGTTTGTGACCGTGTTCACGGTCTGGATGGTGCGCAGACAGCCCGTATCACGCACCAGCCGCTCACGGGCGGCATTGATGTAGTCGGTTAGCTCAGAGTCAGACCAAAAGTTGGCGTTTGCGTCATGCAAAAGCCGCCTGCACTGCGTAATGTAAGTCTGAAGGGTAGCCATTGACTCTCCAACTCATGATACGAGTGCAACAACCTTTGTACGCTCCTGTTTTGGCTCCTCATCGGAAATAACAAACCGATTTAGCCGCTCCAAGCCCTTTGCAACGTCATTTGCCGTTACAGCCCAGCCTAGCCTGGCAAGCACGGGTACGCGATTATCCATTCCGTACCCAAAGACGTGCCGCGCAACCTCCAAAGGCACCATGACGGCCTTTCCGGGCGGGAACG